GCGACTCATGAAAGTCGTATTACCCTTCTGAGAAATGTCTGCCATGTGACAGACATGGGTAAAATCACCATAACAACGGATAATGTCCATCATCTCATTATCAGGCATGCCAGCGGCATCAATGGCTTGGTTGAAGTCATCGAAGATAGTCACCCACTGGCCTGTGTATCCATCCCAAAATTTCTGTTCCCACTCACGAGTGTAAACATAACGATTGGGTTCATTCACATAGTGCTTGATTTGATCCTCGGGCAGGACAAGCGCAAGCAAACATGTGATGAAGGGCTGAGTACAATAGGACTTTCCGACTCCAGGAGAACCAATGAACTTAATACAAAGAGGGGTCGGACGAGAGAAAGTGCCCTTCACATTTGAGTTGTCAAACTGGGCCTTGATTCGATGGAGAGTACGAATAATCTCCATCAACCCATACTTAACTTTCTCAAGAACTTTCTGATGTTGGAACGATGCAGTATGCATAAGACCCTCTTGTATGAGCTTACAAATAAGATCGTAGTTGTCGCTACTAATCACAAGGGTCTTCTTCTGAGCTTTATTGATCACTTCTTCAGCCTGCTTGAGCCAGGCATCATAGGTTGGGCACTCAGAAGAGAAGATTCCAACAGATTCGTAACCAAGGATAGAGCGAGCCTTATTAAGGGCCCACTCGGAATACTTTACAATAGTCTCAATTATGTTACCAGCTCCCTCCGCTACACGGGGAAAGTCAGCAGCAAGTTTGAGACCATCCATTACCTTCTTAGCATGCCCAGTTCCAAGAGTGAAACCAGACACCGTAAGAGCAAGAAGTTTTCCAACAGAAGCACAGCGTTCACCTGAGATAGATCCAGCAAAGATGTCGAGAATGGAAGAAGCCTTCTTAGGATCTTCCTCCTTTTTCTCTTCACCTCCAGCTTGACCTTTCATTTTCTCAGGTTCTCTCTTGCCAACATCAAGTGAAAAAAAGAGCGCGAAACTCCTTCTCCACATGTTCCTTCCAAAAGCCTTGAATAGGTCTAAGCAAGGCCATATAGCCAATAGCAGCACATCCAACGAGTAACCATTGGAGGGAAGGTCCATCAGCGAGCATTTTA